CCCTAAGCCAGCAGAAGTCTCTGCAACGTTGGGCAAAGGCCCGACGAGTCGTTCTAGTTTTTCAAACATGAACGCGGCAGTACGGAGGTATCCCTTCTTAGCGAAGAGATTTCCCGTCTTGCACCAAGAGATAATCTGTTTGGCATCACGCCTGTTCTCAGGCTGCATATGACGGACGTAGACAGGTTGGACCTGGCGCCCATTATATGCGTCGACGCCGCAGGACTCTCTGAACTTTCCAGTCCAGAAGGTCTTAGCATCGTTTGCCTTACAATTGTATTTTCGTAGGCAATCGAGAACAGCTGTTGCATTCGTCGCGGGGACAATTATGTCGTCCCCGTATACGTGTATCATTCTTGAAACTTTCTCAAGATTCTCGAATGATAACGAGAAGGTATGCTCCCGGAGTAAAGCCATTACACACAGTGTGTAAAAATACATGGCCTCAACCGGAAAACATAGAGCACTACCCATCGATGCAAACTTCCCAAGCGGACCTAGAACGGTTCCGTCTGGTAATTCTGCACGGGTCGAACGACATGCGTCTATCGCATCCCGAAGATCGGGATTTGACAGAAACATGTCCAATGCAAGATCCCGTGGAACACGGTCACTGGCATCGGACAAATCAATCGTTGCTAATTGACCGTCAATCGACGCACTTACCGCAAGCTTCTGATTAACGCTCTGATCGCGAAAGTTAACACGACCTTGAGTTAGCCAGTAGGATTCGAGAGCACGGTACAACGCGTCCCTAATCCCCTGCTGTGCAAACTGTTGACAGCAGGGCTCGATAGCGATAATGCGGGGGCTTTTCAGAGTCTTCGGGACGAGTGTGACCCGTACGGGTTGTTCATCGTCCTGTGGTATAACCGTGACATCAATGAGCTCCCTAGAATCGGGAGGTAACCCAAGAGGGAAACCCACTCCGACCAAGGGAAAGTAAGGCTCATTACGGTCGTGCCACCTACGCCAGTAGAACTTCTGGTTTCCAGAGATTCTATCAGCAGTAGCTCCAGGTCCATGCCGTGGGAGACAATCAGCCAGACTAATACGGCTGACCAAATTGTCCCACAGCATACGAGAAACGCGGGTATAATACTCGCGCTCCTCGGTCTGGAGAGAAAAATCCTGAAAAGATCGCTCAATTGCGATGAAAGAGTCGATTGCGGCAGCTTCCCTTTTCGGAAGACACCGTAGCTGAACTTTTTTGAACGCCAGGCAAATCTGCCTAACAGATTCAATAAGAACAGCATGCTCGACAAAGACACCTGAATTACTAGGTGTTTGTTCATTGCGAATCCTCCCCGTCTCCACATCGAAGATGCGACTGAGCATACCTTGCAAGAACGCAGGGATTGCTCGGAACTTCCGAAAATTTCGGAAGGACTTTGAGTCGAT